CAGAACACCTTCCAAAAAATGGTGATTTACATTATGAACACTTTCAAAAGTTCATGAAACGCTTAAGAAAAGCAAATAAAAATGCGAATATTCGCTTTTATATGTGCGGAGAATATGGGGACGAATTTAAACGACCACATTTTCACGCCATACTTTTTAACTATGACTTCAAGGATAAATATGAACACAAAGTCAACCACAACGGAGACACCGTCTATCGTTCGCCACACTTGGAAAGCCTCTGGCCTTTTGGACACTCCACCGTCGGCACCGCGACGGAAACATCCGCTGCTTACGTGGCCCGCTACGTCACTCAAAAAGCTACTGGACGCGTACAAGACATCAATCCAAAAACCGGAGAACCTTATAGAGAAATCTATTACCGGGGAACTGATCCTGAATCCGGCGAGCGTGTATACGTCAAACCGGAATTTAACAAAATGTCACTTAAACCCGGAATCGGACAAAATTGGTTCGATAAATATTACCAAGACGTTTACCCGTCTGACTCCGTCCGGCTTCGTGACGGACGACGTATTAAACCACCTCGTTACTACGACAAAAAATACGATGCGATAGAACCTTATGAGTTTGAAGCTATTAAACAAAATCGTATACTCAATGCCTTGAAACATTCAGATGAGTCCTCACCTGAAAGACTGGCCGTTAAGGAAACTGTACTTATGGCCAAAATTAACAAACTTAAAAGGAACTTACAATGAAACTTATTATCTGTTCTGTCCGTGATTCGGCAGCTGACGCTTTCGGGCGTCCTTATTTCGTTCCGTCTCAGGGCGTAGCCCTCCGCGCATTTACAGATGAAGTAAATCGCGAAAATGATGACAATCCACTACATAAACACCGTAAAGACTTTGCACTCTACGAGTTAGGCGAGTATGATGACAACACGGCTATGATCGTGTGCCACGATCAGCCGAAACTTCTGATTCATGCGGATCAGGTATAACCTCAACCAAGCCCGGCACGTCCGGGCTTTTTCTTAGGAAAAAACATGGCTGTAATGCACAAAAATAAATCGGTAAGCACCCACAAATTTGCAATGGTGCCTCGTGCCGATATTCCTCGATCTAGCTTTGCGATCGAAACTTCACATAAAACAACCTTTGACGCTGGCTATCTTGTACCCGTATATGTAGACGAAGTACTGCCAGGCGATACATTTAATCTTAAGATGACTGCATTCGCACGTCTATCTACTCCACTATTTCCAGTAATGGATAATCTCCATTTGGATTCATTTTTCTTTTTTGTTCCTAATCGCCTAATTTGGGAAAATTGGCAAAAATTTATGGGGGAACAAAACAACCCGGGCGATTCTATTGACTATATCGTCCCACAATCCACTTCACCAACTGGTGGATACTTAACTAATTCGTTGCAAGACTATATGGGCTTGCCTACTGTTAATCAAATTGGTGCTGCAGCTACAATTTCTCATAGCGCTCTGCATTTACGCGCTTATAACTTGATTTGGAATCAATGGTTCCGTGATCAGAATTTGCAAGATTCTGTCCCGGTACCTACGGACGATGGTCCGGATACTTATTCAGACTTTACTCTTCTTCGTCGTGGTAAACGTCACGATTATTTCACTTCAGCTTTACCTTGGCCTCAAAAAGGTGATCCAGTTTCTATTCCTTTAGGAACAACTGCTCCTGTTATTTCTAACAATGAAGATATATTTGTTAGAACTGCTGGTGGTTATGCAACTTTAGCTACTAATTCTGACTGGGGTACTGCTGTACGTCCAACTAATGTAGGTGGAACTTTAGGTACTTCACCTTTTAAATTTGGTCTCAATTCTTCTGATGCTGGTAGAGCTGCTACTGGTCTTATTGCTGATTTATCTGACGCAACTGCTGCAACTATTAATGCTTTACGTGAATCTTTCCAAGTTCAACGCTTGCTCGAACGCGATGCTCGCGGAGGTACCCGATATACCGAAATCATTCGTTCACACTTCGGTGTTATATCTCCTGATGCACGTCTCCAACGACCAGAATATCTGGGCGGAGGATCAACTCCTATTATCATCAACCCTGTCGCTCAAACGAGCGGTACAGGTCTTACCGGTGGTACTTCCCCGCTGGGTAATCTTGCCGGTGTCGGCACAGCGTTAGCAAGTAACCACGGTTTTACTCAAAGCTTTACGGAACACGGCGTTATTATCGGAATGGTTTCCATCCGCGCCGATCTTAACTATCAACAAGGTCTCCGCAGAATGTGGAACCGCAAAACTCGCTATGATTTTTATTTCCCTGTATTCGCTCATCTAGGCGAACAAGAGGTTCTTAATAAAGAAATCTATGCAACTGGTACTTCAACAGACGATCAAGTCTTTGGTTACCAGGAACGATGGGCTGAATATAGATATCACCCATCTCAAATTACCGGATATTTCCGGTCTACAGCGCCAACTACATTGGACGCTTGGCATTTAGCGCAAAAATTTACTGCGCTGCCTACACTATCTGATACTTTTATTGAAGATAGACCTCCCGTTGACCGAGTAGTCGCTATTGGCGCATCGGCTAACGGAAAACAATTTATCTTTGATTCTTTCTTTCAGATAAGAACTGCTAGACCTATGCCTTTGTACTCTGTACCTGGCTTAATCGACCACTTCTAAACTTTAGGTTGTGTGATCCCGAAAGGGATCGCATAACCCCCCGAAGGGAAAAACAATGCTTGGTGCAATACTTGACATACTTGGCGCAAAAAATAGGCAAGAAGACGCTCAGGCGTTTTCTGCCCAACAATATGCAACTAGATATCAAACACAAACAGAAGATATGAAGAAAGCGGGTATTAACCCTATGCTTTCAGTATCTTCAGGGGCTGGATCACAGCCCACATCTACAGCTGCCACACCTGCCAGCAACTTTACACAATCAGAAATTAATAGGGCTCAAATTAAAAATATTGAAGCCCAAACTGAACTTAATAGCGCTAACGCGGCTAAAGCCCGCGTAGAAGCGCAAGTAGCGGAACGCTTTGGACATCCACAAGCTGAAGCTCAATACAATGTAACAATGGCCCAAGCGGGCCTTACATCACAACAGATCGGCAAAGTCGATCAAGAAACGCGCAATGTTATTGCGCAAATTCAAAATACTAAGGATGAAAACGAACGTATTCATGCAACTATCAATTATCTAAAACGTCAAGCAGAAATGCTTAACGAAACAACAATTACAGAACCAGTTAAACGTAATCTTTTGAGACAACAAGCTCAAAAAGTAATTAACGAAACTGGTCTTACTGCGTTAGACCTTCAAGCAGCCAAGGACCTTGGCAACTTGGGTCGTGAAACGCAACAAATTAAACCATTACTCGACTTGCTTCGAGGACTTACAAGAAAGTAAAACTAAATGTTTATACGCTCTCCATACAATTACGATACAGATGAAGCATCAAATGCATCATCTGTTAATATGTTTTCGCAAACGAAAACACAACAACAATTTAAAGACGAGTGCAATATCAATCGCATCGTTTCACAATACGCTAAAGGCGTAATGCCTATTGGTAACGCTTACCAGCCGTTACCAGAAGACTTTTATGAAGTCACTGACTACCAGGCAGCGATGAACAAGGTTCGTCGCGCCCAAGAGACCTTTGATGGTCTCAATTCAACTATCAGGGCTCGTTTCGATAACGACCCTGCACAATTCGTTGACTTTGTCACGAATCCTGATAATCTAGATGCCGTGAGGGATCTTGGATTAGCACCCAAACCCACACCGTCACCTAGCCCGAAGGGACCCGACGAAGTCGGGGCACAGTAGACCTACTTGATGTCTACTGTGCTAGGTGACACCAACTTACTTGGTTCAACTACAAAACTAAAGGAAATTTGAAAAATGAAACCTCTTTCACGCCATGGCGTTTCCAAACACAAAAGCGCGAAGCGCTTTAAACACAACATTAAAACAACGGCTGCGGCCAACATGCGTAGTAACCCTATGCGTGGCGGATTCCGCTTCTAATTAATTAAAAATCCATGCCCCGAAAGGGGCTGAAAGGATATATGCCTTGTTATTACCCTCTGTCTGCGGTAAAAACCGAAGACGGAAACATTAAATTCAATCCTCGCTCAGGCGAGGGTGATCCAATGAAACTCCCATGCGGTCAATGCATGGGTTGTCGAATAGACCGATCCAGAATGTGGGCGGTTAGATGCATGCATGAGGCATCTCAATTCGAAAAAAACTGCTTTATTACACTTACTTACGCGCCAGAACACCTTCCAAAAAATGGTGATTTACATTATGAACACTTTCAAAAGTTCATGAAACGCTTAAGAAAAGCAAATCAAAATGCGAATATTCGCTTTTATATGTGCGGAGAATATGGG